AGTGCCTCCCGCTTGCGTACATCTGTCTTGGCGTCTATATCCCGATAGAGAACAATGACCCGGGTCATAAGGAGTATAGTTACTAGGAACTTTTATTTTTACTCCTTTTATCTCATATGCTCTGGTAGGGATTGAAGTAAATTGTCTAGCGTCTACTTGTGTAGCTATTATAGCGCTATTAGGATACCTTAATTTATTATCTATAACTTTAGTATAAGAAGCAAAATACATTTCATTCTGTACTTTTGTAGAGGTTGCGTCATCACTAGTTCTCTCTACTTTAATAGCTATAGTAGTAAAGCCCGAAGACTTCCAAGCTGTTGGAATATCTAATCTATACTGTCTCTCGTATTTTGCGGATGTCTTTCCTGTAAAAGAATCGGTCTTTGCTAAATACCAAGAACCGTTGTTATCTTTTTCTAAGTATATTTTGAAAGATACTGAAGACCCGTGTAAGTCTCCTTTGTCATTATCCGCATCTAAAAGGGATGGAGTATTTATTGTAACTCTTACTGCATCTACTGTAGTAGAAGAAAATGTTCTAATTATAGCTCCAGGGGCATCCTTAGTTACTATAATACCAACGTTTACTCCTTGTTCTGTTCCTGCGAATCCTGGTATATATGACTGAGAATTAGTACCCTCTCTAGTAGCGTAAGATACATCATCGAAGTTACTATTTCCGGCAGAGTCCTTTAATGGAGTTTCATTTAGATAAATGGACTTTTCAGCACTTAGTAACCCTATTATTTCACCTTCTGATAGTAGGTCAATAACTCTAGCTTTAGATTCTGAAAATAATGTGTCGTCATCTTCTTTAGGAGTACCACCGCCGCCTCCTTTACCACCACCACCACCAGCACCTTGAATAGCTCCAGCTCCTAAGCCTGCGTTATGTACTCTAATACCATTAGCTATAAAAGTATGTTGATTCTCTACAGTTAAATTAAATACTTCATCTAACCCTAGTTCTTCTACTTTAAGTATAGGTCTTAAGTGGTCATTTTCATCAATTAAACAATCGTCAGAGCCTAAAGACCCGATAGCTACAAAAGTATTGAATTGGTTCAGTACCCAATGATTTGGGGTAGCATCTATATGTTTCTGGCCCCAAAAATGATAGCGATTAACTTTATTATTCTGATGAGTATGTACTTTAAGTACTTTAGCTTCGTGTATAGTTCCTGTATCATCAAAACTAACTACTAAATCACCAATCTGCAGGTCTTTGATAGGAGTTTCCCCTATAGGTGTACTTACTAAAGTACCCCCAGTGAAACAACCGCCACCAGCACCTCTAATCCAACCGTTACTACTCATGGTGTATAATCCTCTGGTGAAACTCCTGAACTTATAACCGCTCCCCCTACTAATAATTGACCGTAAGCTACTGGGATAGCATAACCCTGTCTAGCTGTATTAGCCGCTCCATCGAATCCATAGTTTGTAGGCTTATCCGCAGTATCTGGAACTTCTGGAGTTGGTGCTAGCATAGCAGCTATCCCTCCTAGTATTAAAGATCCTGCGAACCTCATTGCCATTGACCCGAGAGTCCCAGCATTAGCCACTCCAATACCGATAGTTTGAGCCATAGAAAGATTTGTCACTGCCCCCGCGGCTTGAGCTGCTGCTACTATAGACTGTCCATATATATAGAACCCACTAACGATCATAACTCCTAGTAGTATCATACCTAGACCTTTACTTTTTGCTCCAAGTATTACAGGTATTATTTTGATTTCTTGACGCCCAGAAGGGTGTCCAAGCTCGGGATAGTCATTAATATATGACTTTCCTACCATTACTTTATATCCTACACCTCGTTCTTCTGAAGAAGCAACGAATTGCCTAAATCCTTGGTTATTTGCAGATAGAGCTTTGAAGGCCTCTCCAGGCGAGTTTACATCTAAGGACCAGTCCTTACCATATTTTTCTGCTAATTCTCCATAAAGTGTTATTTTCTTTAACATAATGATTTGTGCCTTAAATGGTGCGTGGTATGTTTTCTCCAATATCCTCCATAGATTTCTCTATTGGATAGTCTACCGTATACGTGGTGTAAAATTCTATCGTTTCCGATGAAAACTGCCGAATGGTTTGGTACAGGTGAAATTAATTTTATTAAAAAGACATCATATTTTTTAATATCATTTTCATCAAGTATCTTAACAAAACCCTGTTCTTCATAGTTTTCTAAATATCGGTTCTCACCTTTATCCCACCAGCCATCTTGACCACTAAAACATTCAAAATCGATATTTAGCTCTTTTTTGTAATAATCTCTAAGTAATGTACAACAATCTAAAATTCCATAACTGAACTGTCTACCTACTATTGGTGCTTCATATCCTGAAGGCTCCCAACTGTATAATCTATTACCCGGCCAACTTAAAATATGCCAAGGCTTATTAGAAGTTTCGCAAGCAACTCTATCTGCTTCAGAAGGCTCACAACCTTCGTTAGGGTGAGAATGACAAATCCCTATTATAACTCCAGTATCTTCTGCATCCGCGTAACTTACTGGGTCTAGGATGAAATACTCTTCAGGCTTCTCAGCAATATTTTTTGCGGGGAAGTACCTCTCTTTCTTCCCTACCCCTATGATAAATCCACATGCTTCTTTAGGGAACTCGCTTTCAGTATGTTTTCTAAAATCATCTAAGGTTTTCTCATTCATCTCACCGAGCCCATATTAATACCGGCTCCTGGAAACCCTCCAAAAGGGCTCTCTGCAGGCTCGGGGAACCTCAATTCACAAGAGGTAAAGGTTTTTGAACAGTGGTCATCAGCAAGAGCTGCTACAGTATTATTATTAATATCCCAATAACTACTGCCAGAATACCCACATTCTACTCCTCTGTACACCCAAGGACAAGAATTAGCTACTACTGTTCTTGAAGGTAACTTAACTCCGTGAATATCGTGTGCTGCAGTTAATTCAAATTGAATATGAGTATTAGTTTCTACAGCTTTTCTATCTACGTACCATATCTCCTCGGGAAAATGTGCAGTATCATCTGCTATAGCAGAAGCGTACCATATACCTGGTCCGGTTGCTGCTTCACAAGTAGTCTGGTTGTATACTGTCCAAGTTCCCGCTGAACCATTTTTAGTAGCATCTAAACAATCTGATTTACTCAGACTGGGGTCTGAACCCGACTCTCCAGTACATGCTCCTGCTGTTGGATAACCATCAGTATAACAGTAAGAGTCTAAATACTTTGCGAAAGTTTTCTTTCTTGTAACTTTTGCACCAACTAAATCATCATAACTATTAATAACGCTTGATAAAATAGAAGTAATATTAGCTACAGTAACTGTAGGTCTAGGTATAGAACCCGTACCAGAAAATTCAAACCCTTCCGCTTCGATAGGCATAGCTGAATATCTATTACCTTGCCACACTATCTCTTGCATATTCTCATTAATACCAGAGTGCCATCTAAGAATTGGTTCAGTTGTAGGAGCAGTACCTACAGATAGATCAAGCTCAAATAATTCAATAACTGCTCCCGGCTCAAAGCCGTGAATATCCGCTGTAATTTTATCACTCATGGTTCAAATACCTTTGTAAATGTTGCTGTTATAGTTCTAATACCTGATAAAGTCTCTTGAGAACTCCACTTTTCACAAGTATATTTCTTGTATGGATAAATAGTATAAGTTTCTCCTGAAGACATAATATCTGCTGCTAAAGATAGTACGGTTGCGCTATCTACCGCTGTTACAGTAGTTGTAGTACCCCCAGAATCCGTAACAGTAGTATTTAAGTATCTAGCAGTGAAATACTGACTAGTATCAATTAGTTTTTTTGTAGTAGCACTAGTAGTAGTACTGGCAATATCATATCCTGTAGGGAACCAATCAAATGCAGTAACTCCCCCTTGTACTTCAAAAAACTTCACAATCTTATTAGCTTCTGCTGAAGTTCTATTTTTCCAAGTTAAACTCCAAGATTCAGGTAAGTTATTTATACCAGCAGCTACTCGCTGCTCGTACCCGTCACCGTAAGCAGCTTTTAAAATTCTAGGCTTTTGGTCTGCTTTAAGCCCTCTATCTGGATTTATATTTACTTCTGTATTAAAATTTGCCATAATTAGTATTGACTAAGTAGTCCTCCAGGTCGTTTCTGATCTACTAGCTCAGCTTGTACCGCTTGTGAAACCATGTAACCAAGTTGCTTAGCTCTATCTCCATCCATTCCAGAATTAGTATCAGACTTAGCATTACCATCACTATCAATTGTTACATTAACTGTAACATTATTTTCTGTATTACCTGTTGCTCCACTAATTGGAATAGATCTTCCATCAGGTAGCGGCACTACCGCTTCGTTGTATTTACCCTCTCCAACTAACCCTAATGTAGGTTTATTAACAAGACCTCCCTTAGCGAAAGCTTTGAAACCTCCTTTAGCTATACCACCATTTGCTCCAAATAGTATATCCATAAATCCACCTCCGCCACTGCCACCACCGCCACTGAAGATGCTGCCCATAATCATTCTAGCAAAGCTCATACCTAGCGCTTGAGTATTTATTTTTTGACCAGCAATTATGTCATCTACTGCACCCACCATCAAGTTTTCAGTACCCTTAGCAAGGTCTGAGAAAGCTGTTGGATTCTCGCCCTTAGGGAACTCATCAGTATTATCTACAGTAACTGTTAATCCTTCACCAGTAGAGTTAGCGTTTACTAGTCCCTGATTAGCAGTATCTATAAGTTCTTTATTAGGACTATTATTAAAGATTTCCTCTAATTTAGCGAGTATCTCAGAGGTTCCATCTTGACTACCCATAGTTTTATCAAAATCCCAGCCCTTTTTATCTTTATATTGCTTAAGATTAAGATGTTCGAAGTATTTTTTAAACTCCTCCATAGGTAACATTGTGACGCCTTTGCTGCGGGCGTTATCTTCATAATTACGTTTATCAGTCAAGTAGGTTTTACTTGTAAAGGCGGCCCTAGGGTCGTCT